ACTTGTACTGTGGTGCAAGTGACCCATTACCTCTGTCAAGCCCATAGATTCGTCACGTTGGAATGCGACTACTACAGGTGTACCTGCAGGGCGAATCTCTACACCTGCACCTGCAAGGGGTCTAGGTGTACCGACTGCGTATGCCACACCACCACGTGACATCATTGCACCGATTTTATCACCTGCAGATTCATTCACAAATGATGATTTGAAAATGTCTACACCACCGAATCGGCCTGCAAATCCCTGACCTTTAATGGCTAGCATGTCCTCAGTAGCAGGGCTGAATGCAAGTGCGTTGTTAGATTCACTACGCAATGAATCACGTAAATCAGATAACTGCTGAGGGTGCAAGATACAGTAGAACTCACCATTATTAGACTCTGATTCTAACTGGAACATAGCATCATAGAAATCGTCTACTGACATGTCCACACCTGATGTACCTACAGAGTTTGTAGCACTAGAGAATGTAGCACAGATGATTTGATTAATACGTGCCTCTGCAGACATTGCCATTTTCTGAGCAATAGTGAACGGGTCAATGTCGATGCCTAGTCCTGTCATCGCTGCAAGGTCAGTGATGTCATATCGCAATGCAGAACGACCTACAGTGATGTCTACAGTAGACGGGGTCAAAGTAGATGCAGTGACATCTGCACCGTCAGCTGCTGATGCGAATGGAGTATTAGCACCCCAGTCTGCATATCGCATACGCATTGATTTTGAACCGATACCGGCTACGTCACCTGCAAAGAGCAAAGCCCCAGTATTTCGAATAGATGCCATGTCTGCAAGTACGGCACGTACCTCATTTTCAATCATTGCAGCCAGACGCAAATTACCTAAATCTGAATAAGTAGTCATAGTTTTATACCTGTGGATAGTGTATGTAGTTGTGAAATCTGTACGGATTCTAGCACTGTTGACGGGTGTGACCCTATCCGATGTAGTGACTATCGCCCGTCTGCATATTCACTGCAGTCATGTAGTCTATGTGTATTCTATCTGAAAATGTGATAGTATTGTATACAGTGACAGTATCTGTCAATCTGTTCAATCATTACAAAGGGGTCAATCATGTCAGTAGACTACTCTGATACAAACTCATATCCACGTGTGACCACAGTCAGTATCACGACATCTGCCACATTCATCACACTACCACGTGACTGCACATCTGTCAGTTTTGGTAGTGCAGCTGCATTGCACTGGTCAAATGTAGGTGATGAGGGTGATACATTTGGTGCATCAGGTGACATCACACAGTACGGTTTTGTACCTGCAAATAATATGTTTAGTCTACCTATGGAGACAGGCAGACAGTCAAACCGTACTCTGCTAGTGTCTACTCAGTCAGGTACGGCAGACCTACACATAGTCATCATTAAAGAGAAATAAGACAGGCCCCAGTCAAGGGGATTGACTAGGGCCTGAATGGTATGAGAGAATGTGTGAGGTGTATGTATTACACTGATACTGCAATGTCAATGCCAGTCAGGTTCTGTACTGACTTGACTGTGACCACACTGCTAGATGTGTACACTACCTCTAGGTCTACTTTGTTTCCTGACCCATCCATAGCAGAGACGTGTACAAGTTGTTCACCTAAGTTGTGTGTCAATGCTAGACCAGTGTTAGCAGTCAATGACTGATTCTGAAACCCTTTACGGATAGATGACAGGGCTACTAAAAATTCACCTGTACTACTGTTGTACTGTAGCAAGTTGCCTGCAGCAGGGTCTGCATCTACTGCGTTTCTGGCACGACTGTCAGTGTAGTAGAGATTTGTACCCTCTGACACGTCTGACGTAGAACCTGAAAATGAGATTTGACCTGCATTGTATGTGATAGCAGTACCACCTGACAGGTGTGCATCTACCAGTGAATCTGCATAGAACTTATTTGTAGCACCTACTGCCTGTACAATGTCGTCTGTGTTAGCATCTAAACTGAACTGGCCGCCCCCGTCGAATGCTAGACCCTGACCTGCACTGAACTCATTGAATACATCAGATAGCAATACAGACAAAGCACCTGTAGTACTATTGTATGTCAATAGTTGTACGTCTTGCGCACCTGCTGCAGTGACACTGAGAGCTGCACGACTGCGACTATCTGTGTAATAGAGGTTTGACCCCTCTGCCACGTCGCCCGTATCGCCTGAAAATGAGATTTGACCTGCATTGTACGTGATACCTGTACCACCTGACAGGTGACTGTCTACCAAATTATCAGAGTAGAATAGGTTGTTAGACCCCTCTGTGATTTGGTCTGACGTGGCACTGAGACTGAATACACCGTCAGCATATGCAAGACCAGTACCTGCACTGAAAAATGCTTTGATCTCTGCCTGATCTGCAGTGAATGCACCTGTAGCACTGTCATAGTTTACACCTGCAGATGCACTGAACTTAGCACGGATTTGTGCATCAGATAGACCACTGTTCACCTGTTCCCAGTCTGCATCTGTACCTGCGCTACCACCGTTGTGAATGTATGCCTCTACTGGGCTAGCAGTAGACAAAAATACAATGTCACCTTCTTGAAAGTTCGACCCTGTGTACACATTCGATACAAAACCTGACAAAGTCGATTCTGTAGTGTTCACAGTCACAGATGTGATAGTTAATGGGTCAATCTTTAATTTGTTAACACCGTTGTCAGCTACTACACTTGCATAGTTTGCACTGTCTGGGTGAATACCGTTGATGACGTTGCCGTGCAAGTATCCACGGGTGATAACGTGATTGTCATTCGATACTGTACCGTTTTGTTTAATGAGGCCCTCAAAGGTGACCTCTGGGGCTAAAAATCTCTGTGCCATGTTTAGAACCTCTGTCTATTCGTTGTGAATCACGACTGATTTTTTATTCAGTCATCGATAGTATATCACCCCTGTCTCTGTCGTCTCAAAAATGACAGTGAATGTCAGGTTATTATTGTACGTCACGTCACCGTAGACTACGTGGCCGTCAATCTCTATCCACACCATAGGTCTATACCCTAGACCGTGTGTCACTACGATAGTAGACAGGTTTGTGAAATCATGTCGTGACGGTACACCTGCACCGTCACTGAATAGGAATGTAGACATCTGACACCTCTAGAACTTAAATGGGCTATCAGACTTGCCTGACTGACTGTAGTATGCCTGTCGTATCGCCTCACGGTTCTGTGCATAAAATGCAGGGTCTGTGGCCCGTTGCAGAATGTCGTTAGGTACAGGCGCACCTGTCTGTGCTGCTACACCACGATTTGAGGCAGGTGCAGTCTGTGGGGTGACCTGTGGGGTGACCTGTGGGGTGACCTGTGGGGTCTGCATAGACTGGGCAGGCATCTGTGTCTGCTCTGCCGTATCTGCTACAGTAGGTGACTGAATGAACGGGCGCAGGACTGCAGGCGCAGTGTCAGGACTGTCATGAATAGTCTGCATCCAATCACTTAGAGACAGTTGGTCTTTTTTGGCACGGCCCTGCATCTCACGTTCATAGGCCCATTCGACTGCATCCCGTACACCGTTGTCTGTGATGCCGTACTGACTGATGACTGTATGTCGTTCATATCTACTGTTAGCCGTAGTCAGTTCACCCCGTAGTGATTCTACCTGTTTTGTCAGGTTATCGACTAGACCGATTTTTGCAGATGCCTCATCTAGACGGGCCTGATACTCTGACAGCTGTGATTCAGTTGCAGTCAGTTTCTCTGAGTATTTGGCGATTCGTTGTCTAACGATTTCATCTACGTGTGATTTAGCCACGTACTCTACACCGTCATGTGTGATAGTATTACTCATTGTCTTTTTTCCCTTTGAATGAATGGTTAGAATGTTAGGTTATCCTGTTGGATTTTTAATAGTTCACGTCGTGCATCTGTGTCATCAAAGTCAGGGTGTAGAATCTTCATTGCATCTACCTTTGAGATGAGGCCTGCAGCCAGTAGTGCTAACATGTTCTCACGTTGTTCTTTAGATTCCTGTGGTGACAGAGGTATAGCATGATACTCTACTCTATAACCTGATTCAGGGTACGATGTACCTAGGTATCTATTTGAAATCTTTGCACTGATTTCTAGTGTCTCTACATCTGCACGTCTGAATGACGGTGCGTATTTTCTCTGTGATTCACGTAGACTACTGCGACTGATAGCAATGGCATACCCTGACCGTGGGTCACCTGACATTTTCTGAACGTCTGCAGGATTGATACCCATGTATGAACTGATGCGACGTTCATAGACTGTGATTGATTCTAGCATTTGACCCACGTCACCACCTGCCTGATACTGTCCTATCTGAGGCTGCTGCCCTGCCTGCAGGTCTGGGTCTGGGGTGAATACTAGAATAGATGCAGGGTCTGATGCGATAGCCTGTCTACGTGATTCTAGATTGTTATCAAAGGTGTCAAGGCCTGCAAGGGTCGCCCCCATTAAATACCTCTGTGGGTGACTGCAGTCACGGCATAGATGTAGAAAGTACGTGTACAGTACTGCTGCATTCAAGGCCCCCATAACACACTCACGGTTTGCGTATGCATCGAATAGGTGACCGTGTACCTCTGCATGATACAGACTGTACGGTAGAAACGGTTCACCTGCACTGTCTCTGTACGGGTACGATGCACCTGACATCTGTTGACCTAGGTATTTCTCAGTCACATCGTCTGCACGTTCACCGTTCTGATTCAGTGTGTAGATTTCATACACGGGGTTCTGTGGGTTCTCTATTGACAGGTAGTCTACTGTCCATTCATGTTTATTGCATTCATGACAGTACCGTAGTCGTGTCTCTTTGATAGTGTGTGGCCGTGACGGGTCGCCTGCAGAGGCCTCTGCATCTACCATGTCTACAGTCACGATGCGATACAGTAGGCCCTGACCGTCATCTGTCATGTCTACACGTATCATGCATTCATTCATACCTAGGGTGTAATATTGTACTTTTTGCATCATTGACCACAGGCCTGCATCATTGACCAGACCCTCACGGCCTACCAGACCCTCTGCAGTCTGACCACCTGCCTCAGTCACACTGATAGTCGGTGGTTCTACGTACAGACCACACAGTGCATCTACTGATGCTTTGAATATGTTAGATGACATATCAGGTACACCCCACGCAGCCTGTCTAGATTCAGGTATGTGATTTGCTATCTCATCTATCAAGTCTTGCAGCCACTGGCCACAGAGCATACGTCTACGTAGACCACTGTGTTCTATTCGTCTCTGTGTGGCCTGATTCTGATTCAATGGCATAGGGGGGATTTGATTATTTGAATACATATATCACCTGCTGATTTTTGATTGTTTGGGCGCACGATACTGAATGTCTATGATAGGCATTGTAGCATATCTCAGTGCATCTATACAGTGTTTCCATTCTGATAGTGTGTCCATACCCCCAGACTTTTTTATAGCCCAGTATTTGAGACTTTTAATGGTACGTTCACACCGTGGAAAAATCTGAAACCTAGAATCACACATTAGTTCATGCAGGGCCTGACAACCGTAGTAGACTGAGTATTTAGGCTTGTAGGCCGTGCGTATCCTAAATGGTAGTTTGCCCTTTGGATAGTTCAGAACGTGGGCAAATGCAGAGACTAGCATAGTGTTAGACATTCTGCCCCCGTTGTTCTTTGACCCACCGTGTGACCTGTCACCTGTCCACCGTTGAATGTGGGCTATGTCTAAACCGTTTCTACGTATCATCGCTATAATAGATTTTGCATGCACCTCTGCAGATGAGCCTGATGCTACATATTCGTCTACCACATATACTATCGGTTTGTCTGAATCTGTCACATCTACTGCAGTCAATATGGCTACCTGTGATGCAATGTCGTGACCGTGGTCAATACCGATAGACCAGATGTACTGTCTGTCAGGATTTGGTGTCAGGTCTGATACTAGGTCGTCTGTGAACTGTTCAAATATGCGACCCTCTGGTATGCCACCATCCCAGTCACCATTCATACGCACGTCACGGTCTAGAGGTAGAAACGACATGCGTAGTGCCTCTATCTCATCTGCCGTCATCAGTGGCCTGCACCCTATCGGTGTACAGTTCTCTACATTCATGATGCCTACATGTTCATGAACGATGTTATCTTTTACAAGCTGCTTTAACCACTCAAGGGGCGCACCGATAGGTGTGAGTGTGAATAACATTGTACCCTTTGTACGGGTGGTACGTGCTTTTAACTCACCAAATAGGTCAGGGGGGGGCGGTTCATCTACCCATATGTGATCTACAGTACCGGAGGCGATGCCCAGTGTACCTTGGTTCGTAGTCTTAAATCTGACTAAACTGCCGTTCTTAAATCTGACAATAGGTGCGCCTGTACCTCTGTACCCTTTACCAGTGACGAACTCTACAGACGGGTGTAGTTCATGTTTCGGTACAAGTTCATGAAATTTGCCCATGATAGTTCTGCTCTGTTCCCATGAATGGCATATCACCCAGACCTCTATAGGCGGTGGTGTCACTGACTTGTATTGATGACGGCCTAGACATCTGCAGATAGTATCGTAGGCCCCACACATCGTCTTGCCTATCTGATTGCCTGCCCTGAATAGTACCATTTGGTGCGTGTCCTCTAGTACCTGTTTCTGTATCTCAGTAGGTCGCCAGTATCGCAGGGGGTTCTGTTCTGCATCTGCATTCAGTACCCCTGCAGTACGTGCAATAGTGGCCAGTGCAGACAGATTCATGTGAATAGCCTCATCTGTCTCTGATGTTCATGCAGACGTGACTGAGCAGCTGCAAAGTAGACAGGGTCAATCTCATAGGCATCTAGACTGTGACCTGTGTTGTGACAGGCCACTGCAATAGACCCAGACCCTAGGTGTGTATCTAGTATACGGTCTGTCTTTTTGGCAAATGTGTCTAGTATCCACTCATATAGTCTGACAGGTTTCTGTGTGGGGTGTATCTTTTTGCCGTAGCCTGATTCAAAGTGGTGCATAGTGAATCTACGTACAGGTCTGTCTAGATTTGTCCATGCTATCTCTGCGTCTGCTAGGGGATTTGTGCCGTTGTTTTTATCCCATATCAGTAGACATCGTGTATTACCTAGGTAGTCTAGAAAGTAGTTGCCACCCCATATCACCTGATGTCGTGATACCCTCTGCACCTGTTCAAAGTACTCTGCATCAGGTATAGCTGCATCCCATTCTGTTCTATGTGCATCTATGCATGACGTACTGTACATAGATGATGAATGATGTGACTGTGCCATACTTGATACTATATTGATACCATACGGGGGGTCTACTATTGCTAGGTCGTACTGATTGTCTGACATCTGACGTAGGGCCTGCATGCAGTCTGCATGATGTAGATTGATTGTCATTGCGCACCGCCTGTATGCAGTTGTAGAACACTCTGGTCTAGCATGTCTATCAATCTATCTTTGAGGACTGGGGGCAGGCCTCTGACTGCCATTGCAATAGTGTGCAGTAGTTCATCAGGATTTGTCACCCCGTCTAGTTCTGCTGCGTCTGCCCTCATCTGTGTCCACTCATCATGTATCTGCACGTGTAGTCTGTGAAACTGTGGTAGCGCATGATGTGACCCCCTGTCACGTGTGGCCTGTATGTCAGATGCTATCTCTGCTAGTTTAGCCTGTCTGAATAGTAGTGGGTCTGATTCTACACCGGCCTCTGACGTGATGACTGTCTGTGCAGCTGCAGGTGCAGCTACTGGGTCACGTCGTTCTAGTTTTTTGTTCTGACCGTTCACTATCCGACTGATAGTAGATTTGTGTACACCGTACTGCTCTGCTAGTGACTGGTATGTGTGACCACCGTCTGCATACAGTGCCTGTATGTCTAGACGTTCAGTCTCTGACAGTGTGCCACGTGTTGTATTACGTGCCATCACTCACCTACGTTGCAGTTTTTATTTGTACAGAGCGAAAAAATGTCGTGGTCAAGGCAGGTCGCCCCGTCTGCCGATTCTATCACACACTCTACTGCGTCTGCCTCTGCCTCTGTCATGTCTGGGGTCAGGTCGCCCTGTAGTTTGTCTATCAGTAGTGTCCGGTCTAGGGGTATAAAATACAGACGTTCATCATCTGGTCTGATACCTGTAGACAGTGATTCACCCTGCAGTAGGTTTCTATTCCGTTGTTCTGACCTATTGCGTTTGTACCACCTCTGCTGCGCATATACGGCCTCATCAAAGGTCAGTATCGCCTCTGACAGTAGGTCAAAGGGTCGTATGTCTGTCTGTTGTGATATGGCATCACAGACCTCTATCAGATTCAGAATACGTGGGCTACTATCCCCCCGTATCCATGAATAGACGACAGAATATGATATGCCTACCTGTTCTACAAGGTCTAGTAGATGTAGGTGCGCTGCATTCATCTGTGTCACTAGCCATATGCCAAATGACGACATTTCAGGTGACGGTGTCAGTTTTTTACGTGGTCTGCCCATAGTGTTATCCCTCTGTATTTATTGTTTTGACAATAATAGTATAACACCATTCACCCTTTATGTACGACTTTGATGCAGATATATTCTGTATCTGACTGTCATCTAGATATACAATGTCATTCAGTGCATCACAGACACTACCGAAACAGTTTTGTACATCACGTCTACGTCTATCACCGAATGTGACATCTAGATGCAGAGACACAGGGCCGTCAATCGGTTGCAGTCCTGCAGCAGTCATGACATCTATAGCTGCTAGACGTAGCTCTGCCTCAAACTGTCTGACCTGCTTAGCCTTGACTAGACGACGGCCACAGACTATCATCTGATTCTTTTTTGATGGTATCCTGCCCTGTCTCTGTATGTAGACATTCATGTTCTCTTTTTCCGTCTGGCCCACAGTGATTCACAGGCCCAGTATCGTGCAGACAGTTTGTCAGGTGGTTCTGTGTCACATCGCATGCGACGTCTAAAGTTTTCATTCGCAGGTGCAGAGTAGTTGTGTCTGTACTCTGCAGACCCGAACTTTATCAGTTTCTGTCTGCCACCCTTGCAGGCCAGTACTACACGTTTCTTTACCCCATAGCCTGCCTCACCACGTTTCAGGGGTCTAGGCCTATTGCATCTGAGTTTAGATTTGTCTATACGTCGTGCCATTATCTACCTCTAGTGACCCGTTGTCTCAGTCTGTTGCTACGTGGTGACTGGGTCGCCTGTCGTATCGCAGCTGCAGCTACAAATGCATTTGTGTATGTTGTGTCAGGTGGTGTACTCACCTGTGTAGTCTTAGGTGTGTTGTCTCTTTTCATTCTGTTGTATAGGGCCGTCATCGTTGCAGTCATTACAGGTATAGGCAGACCCCGTGTAGCTGCAGGTTTGTTGACTGGGTCGCCTGATGTCGTCAGACGGCCTAGTGATTCTAGTCGTATCGCTACTGCAGTTGCCTGATCTAGTGCCATACCGAACCGTGACATGAACTGAGGTATAGCCCGTTCTATTCTGTTGTTGGCTGCTCTGCCTGATATGCGTATGTTCTGTGCCATTATTACCACCAAATAAGTCATAGCAGTCACAGGGTGTACACCCACAGACTGCACAGTGTTCTGTATTCATTGTACCTCTATCTGTTCTGCATCATGTGCATAGCTGCACTATTGACTGTGTCTGTCAAATCTGCACCTGTCATGTCTGCTACACATTCGACTAGCCATAGCCAGTCTGCAAACCTCAGTACAGTCTCACCATTCAGGATACGGTACAGTGTCCTGATGTGTATGCCACTGTAGTCAGATAGTTCCTGTACAGAGACATTTACGGGGGTGATTTGGTCATAGACCCAGTCACCAAATGATGCACGTGATTCTAGTGTAGGCATGTCTAGACTATACCACATCTAGCGATGTCAAGTCAGGTAGACCGTCACATTTTTTGATTGCAGGCAGAGGTTTGATTACCTGCATCATCATCTGTATTTCATCTTGACGTGTGCTATAGATGTCCATTGACGGCCTAGACTGATTCACGGCCCACAGAAAACCGTACTCAGTCGATGTGATATCAAACCGTACACCTGCAGCTGTGCCTCGCCAGTTATACTGTCTGTCTGACCAGTGTGATTTTACTGCATTGACAAAGGTCTGACCGTCGTAGTAAAAATGTACATCTGTCTCTGTATCTACGTACACCATGTAGGTAGGGGGGTGCACTAGGTATTCACTGTATGACAGTGACCCTAGTTGTACCAGTTCTGCAAAAAATGTCCGATACCTGCCCCCGTTTCTAGCAGATTTGACCTCTACTGTGAACGACTGAAAATAGTGACCTGTGACACCGTACCCTAGAATGTCAAAGGGTGAATCAGTTTTGATGTCACGGGTCAGTAGAACTGTGTCACAGTCCTGATGCCCTTTGAGTTTCGTATATGCATCTAGATTCCATATAGCAGTTTCCTGTACTGCTATTTCAGACACTATGCCTCTAGTTTTATATTTTCTAAACTCTGCATCAGTCACAGGTTTCATCGTGCATACCTCTGTGTGTTAGGATTGAATCTCAGATGACCACCGTCATATTTTTCATACAGTTCTGTCTGCAGTTCATCTGGCAAATCTGCAACGTCTACCCAGTCTAGACCGACTTGACGGATTTGTATAGGTCTGCCAGTGACATCGTCAAAACGTATCTCTACCTCTGTCTCTACATCACCTATCATGACACGTGACGGTATCACTACACCGTCGTCAATGCGTTCAGGGGCGATGTACCACCGGCCACGTATGCCGTTATATCTGCATTGTTTACCGTCATTCAACATCGTCACCCCTAGGTTTTTCAATGCCCCACTATACCACCTTAGATATGATTTGGGTCTGACTGATTTGTGCCTTTTTACGACTGACCCTGAATCAGTCTCTACCTCCTCTGTATACACCTCATCTACCAGTTCAGATAGGGTGAATACACGGTCAGGGTTTTGGTCTAGCCATTCTTCTAACATTGTCACATGTACATCTACAGTCTCATATCTAGTATTTGACTGATTTGATGCATTCTGTTCATCAGGTGTGAGCCACCACTGTTCACCTGACTTGTACAGGTGTACGGCCTCTGCCCATATCGCATCACGTTCTGACTGCAGCTCTGATTCATCATAGGTGCGTTCATTTGGTACACCGCCTGTCTCAACGATCCAAAATCGTCTAGACCCTGTACTGTCCTGCAGTATCTCATCATCATTCACTGTACCCACGATGACAGAATGACGGTGCATGACTACTTCTTTTCTGCCGTACTTAGGTCTGTACTGGTCTACCTGTGTCGTCAGGAACTTTTTGACATCTGCCACCTCTGAACGGTTCATGCCTGACAGTTCTGCCCATTCATGCACCCATGCTAGACGTAGTTTTGTCAGGCCGTCTACAGACTTGACATCTATAGCTGCATCACTGAAATATGACTGACCAGACGGGTCTACACCTGCTAGGACTTTGAAAAATGTAGATTTACCTGCGCCCTGCATACCTTTGAGAATCAGCATGGTATCTACTTTGCACCCCCAGTCATATGCACGTGCCACTGCAGAGATACCCCACCGGACTGCATACATTCTATTCATCTGTGTGTCTTTGGCATCTAGATACTTGACAAATAGATTCTGTAGACGTGGTACACCATCCCATGTCAGGCCGTCTAGATACTCTACAAGTGTGTCACGTTGATTCTGATGACAGTACGCATCTACTGCATCAATCACATTCATTTTGCCCAGTCGTCTAGACGGGTAGAATCTACGACGTAGTAGAGACTGTATCTGTGTGTAGTGATAGTCTGCAAATCGTTCACCATTGTACCAGACATAGCCTGTACGTTTATCTGCCCATAGGTCTAGATTCAGTAGGCCTACCATGATTATCAGATTGTCTACTGTGTCTAGGGGTCGCCACTGGCCGCCACGGTTACTGTACGACACCTCTACACCGTGGTCTGATATGATGCAGTCATGATGTGTACGGTTTCTACCTGATGTACATCTGTATCTGCAGACACCTGTCAGAGTGTCTACCCGTCTACTGATGAATGCACCCCCTACTGACTGACCACCGTCTGCAATACATTGTATATTACCTGAGGCATTCTTTTCAAGTGTAGACCAGTTCTGAATATAGTACATAAACGGTCTAGGTGTGCCTGTGGCATCTGTTATCATGTGTTCACCTGTCACCACGTCACGTCTGTACCGTTCAGGTGCATCGTCTGTATCTTGTACGGTGTCCTGTTCTCTACTTGTACTTGCAGCTGCAGGTGCAGAGACACGTGCAGGTCTGCCTGTGTTGATTGCATATCCTGCATCAATCAGTGCAGCAGTGTTGAAAATAGGCCCCTCTGACATCTGTATGAACTGCGTACCCTCTCTATCTGCACGGTATGACGGTTTGAACCACAGACGTGACGGGTCTTTAGTCGATTCGTCTAGATGAGGCATCATCTGTTCTATTGCATACCAGACCCCCCGTCTGTCATCTGTGATGTAGTCAGATGCCTGTACCGGTTCATCGAATGGTACAATGATTCTGAATGCACACAGACCACCCTTTGCAGGTGATTTGTGACTGAACGATGAATAGGCCACATGGCAGATACCATCGAATGCAGACAGTGTGGCCTGCATCTGTTCATCAGTCAGGCCGTCAAAGTCGAATACCATTGCATGAACGGTCTGTACCTTTGACTTTGACCGTGCGCCTGTCGTATCTGTCCACGTCACCGGTGCAAATATGCCTACAGACATTTTTCCGTGTTCTGTGATTTTGCCCTTTTTCTCAGTCTCAGACAGGTCGTCTACACGTAGCATAGATGAGACGACTGATGACAGATTGACTGGCCGTGTCTGTGCATACTGCAGCTGCGTAGTTTTATACCATTGAGCACCTGTAGGGGCAGGGTGATGAGTGCAAATAAGTGTCCATTTTTCAGGGTGATAGTGTGTGTCAGTTAGGTATTTTTGTGATATACTGTATTCAGTCATGGGGTCGTGTCCTCATTGATTTGTTTTATTGATTTGTTGTTTTGGCCTGTACATCATCTGATGTGCAGGCTTTTTCACTATATGACATTGCAGAGTTTTTGTCATCTTAAAAATAACTGTCACACATAAAAAAACCACGGTGTGACACACTGTCACGGATAGACACCCAGTGCAGGTATGTGTGACACCATGTATGACACTCTGCAGGGCCTGTGGCAGACGGTATCATAGCATACCTGTCATACTGTCACACCATATACTGAAAAAAAACATTTTATTGAAATCAGTGCCAAATAGGTCAGATTCTGTATATTTGGCACGGGATATAGAGAATGTGTAGAGGTGGCATCTATGTGTGACACCTGTGACAGGCCGTCTGGCATATGCTACAGTCATTCTATGAGTACAGATGACATGAACATAGTGACCCTAGTCAGAATGATGATGCGTGGCATCAGAACAGATACACCGATAGACCCCCTGCAAGCTGCTGCACACTTTGAACAGGTGCTACAGACAAATCTAGACCTAATGTACACTCACAGACTGGGTGCAGGCTACGTACATGATGATAGTGAACCTGTATTGTATGCAGAGTTCACTGTAGACGGTGTGACCTTTGATGAACATCATGAACATGATGACACTCTACGGGTGATACAGTGCGCACTGCACACACTGACACACTGTGAACAGATGCACCTGCAGCTGCAGCAGACACCTGATGATGATGACAGTGAATCTGATGAATGGGTATAGTTATCCACAGGTGTGCATAAGTTATCAACAGGTCTAGAATGCCGTGTGTATGGAGGCTATCAGAGTTATCCACATAGTTATCCACAGGTGTGCATAAGTTATCCACATAGTTATCCACAGGTGTGCATAAGTTATCCACATAGTTATCCACAGGCACAAAAAAACCCCAGTACATGACTGGGGCCTGATACATCTGCAGATGTGGACTAGATTATTTGTCACCTGCCTGCAGGTCTAGAGTAGACATCTGACCTAGCATGTCAGTCAGGGTACACTGTTCATGACTTGACATCACCTCTGCTACCTGATGCCAGTTTGCCACATTTGGCAGACGTTCATCTGTTAGCCAGTGATGCAGGGTCACACGTGAGATACCTACTGCATCACAGATAGTAGCCTGTGTCAGTCTGTGCTTTGACATCATTGCATCTAGCCAGTCACCAAATGTCATGTCGATGCCTGCCTGATGTAGAGATAGTATGAATGTACGTGCATCATTGTATGAATAACACTGTCTTTTATTTGAGTGATCTACACCTGCAAATGCATGCCATACAAAGTCACCCTCATCTGTACAGTAGAGTACGTCTATCTGACCTACCTGCAGACCGTTAGAATGTACCTCTATGATTTGTGTGTGTCTCTGTCGTGCAGCTACTCTGCCGTACATTCTGATGTAGTCTCTGGTAGATTTTGATTCTAGTTCTGTGTGTCTCATTGTTTTTTGTCCTCTATTGATACGTGTTTTATGATGTTTTGGTTCTGTGCTATTTTTAAGAATGTAGCAGTGTTGTAGGGGTGACGTGAAATCATACCGTCTGTGTAGAATATGACTATCTCTTTGTCCTCATCTTTAGCAGGTCTTTTATTTGTCATCATTGCACCGTCTGCTACGTATATAATGTCATACTTGTACCCGTCTGTGACGAAACTAGATTGTCTCTGTTGTACAGCTATTTGAAATCTGTGCCATGAAAAATCCTTTGATAGTTTCATTGTTTTTTGTCCTCTGTCATTGCAGGTTTGATGCAGATGTCATGGTACACAGACCAGTGTCTATCTGCAGTGTATTGAAGATTGATTTTATTGACGATTATCATCAGTTGTGCATACGTAGGCCGTACCTCACCTGACATGATGTCCTGTACATTCTGTAGACTGATGAGTGTACGTCTGTGCAGCTCTGTGTGTGACCAGTTGAGTGCATCTAAATATTTCTGAATCTGTTGTGCCTCTGTCATAGTGCACCCCCTGCATCTAGCCACCGTGCCACATCTACTAGAATGCGCATGAATGGGAAATATAATAGCCATAGCCCACAGACTACGGCACAGATGCCTACGTTCTCACCTAAATTTTTTGCCTGTTGTTTTGTCATGATTGACCTCTATTGATGCGTACAGGCAGAGTCAGACCCCACCTGCACTGTGTTGATTTTGTTATTTGCCTAGACCTGTCATGATTTCCTGCAGACGTTCATACATTGCGTCTAGTTCATTGCATTCTGCTACTGTCAGTACATTGTCATACTGTTCATCATTCTCACATGTGGCCTGCACATATCTCAGTGTCATTGCTGCCTGTGATAGTTCACTGATGATGTGTGTTGTCTCTATTGACAGTTCTACAGTCTCTGTCTCTGCAGTCTCTGTCTCTACATTCTCTGCTGCTGCCTGTGCTTTGATTTTGTCATATGCACGTGCGCATGATTTGCATTCTACTACACATGAATCTGCCTGTACTGTGTCATATTTATCATCATTCAAGTCTACAGACCCACACAGACTGACATTTGTAGTCAAGTTGTATACGTGATTACGTAGAATAGTTGGTATGTACTGACATGTAGCGAATGAATATACGTGACATGTAGTATAGTTTTGTAGATTGATTGTCATGATTTGCCTCATTGATTTGTGTGTTGTTAGATAGTTCGTCTATCTGTCTTTTATATTAACAGATGTTAACACATGTGTAAACACTTATTTACAGTTTTATCGTATTTATTTTGGCAAATAGTCTACAGGCCTGAATCAGTCTACGTCACAGTAGGGGGATTTTTTTGAATATATGCAGTGGTCAGATTTGTGTACAGTATCTGTGGCATCTGGTCAAAATACTGTACAGTGTGACAGACACATTCTAGAGGCATTCTATGGACTTGAATAACCCCCGTACAATACACTTTGTAGACCTTGAAACCACACACCTAGACCCTACAAAGGGTGAAATCATAGAGATATGCATACTCACGTCACATGACTGGGGCCGTAGCATTCATGATGTCTACTGTACAAAGGTCAAACCAGTACACATAGAGACTGCAGACCCTGCCTCATTGAATGTCAACGGGTACAATGAATCAGACTGGGCAGCTGCACCGGTCTGGTCTGACATCGTCAATCATGTATCTGAACGACTATCAGACGGTATCATATGTGCACATCATGCTATTTTTGAATCTGCATGGCTACGTCACCACTGCACAGGACTACTGACACACAGATTCATGTGTACTCAGACACTGGCCTATGTATACCTGCCACTGCGCACGGCCTCTATGTCTGCCATACGTGACTATTTTAACTGGTCACATGACGATGCACACACTGCGTATGCAGATGCATATGACTGCTATCAGTTCTTTGTTATCTGTACGACTGACCCTTTACCTGAGCTGCCTGACGAATTTTGATAGCCTGCAGCTGCCTCTGTGCATCACGTCTACGTCTGTGTATTTTTGATGCACCCTCATAGGCCTTGTACCCACCTTTGACCCGTACTACTGGCATCAGACCACCCTCTGAAATCTAGCTTTGATTTCACCCACTATCACGTTTATCTGTTCAAGTTTCTGTTCTAGCAATGACATGCGCTTGTCAAGGTCGTTTATTTCTTTGACGATTTCGGTGCGCATTGCGTCCTCACGGGCCTGCAGGTCTGCTATGACTTTGTCATATCTGTCACGTAGTTCCTTTTCACGTAGTTCCTGCTTTGCCTCACGTTCATCTGCCCGTTTTCTCTGTTCCATGTACTGCCAGTAGAGAAATGCACCGAATGCTACATTTGAACCACCGTTCATCAGTAGGTGTAGAATGTCCTGTTCAGGCATCACATACCCCTACAAATCACGTAGAATCGGTTCTAGTTTGGCAGGCAAATCTAGTACGTGTTCTATGATGATTTCCTGACGTTCATCACGTGTGATTTTTGAACCACCGTCACTGTCTGCAGATTTGGCCTCTAGAATGTCATCTACGATAGCAGATACAATAGGTGTCAGTTCTTTCAGAATCTGTGTGATGAGTTTGATTTTTTCCCAGTCAAGTCGCATGATGTGCCTCTGTTAGTTGTTCTGTAGATGATATATGATGCCCTCTGCAAGTGCGATACCGACACGTCTGATACCCTCTGGGGTCGTCAGTGGTTCATGCGCAGGGCAGTCAATAAATAACGGTTCAAAGCATAGGGCCACGGGTCGCCCTACACCTTTGATAGTGTTGTATGCATTCTGTGTCCAGTCGTCAGGTGCAGCTGCTATAGACTTTACTGACTGCAGCTCAGGGCAGGCATTCTGTAGTCTGAGGTTCACACTGTGGGCTAGTGATGCACCTGATGCAGACCTGTTGTCATAGAATGATGCACCGTATGCACCCCCACCTGCATTTATATGGCAGGCCACGTAGACACACTGACCTGATACATTCGATGCATATTCATTCACACGTCTGTGTCTGGCACTGTACCACCCGTCTGTGAGTACACACACATCAAACCCGTGCATTCTTAGATGATTTTCACAGGCAAATATGTACTGACTGGTCAGATACGTCTCTGTGACCTGTGCATTTTTTGCACCCTCATCATTCCACCGGTTCGGTTTGCCTAGGTGTTGTCTGTCTAGAAAAATCATCATAGTACCCCTACTGTACCACATCTACTGTCACTGTCATTGTCTGTGACGGCATCTGTCATCATTCAAATAATAGTGTGAATCGCCACCGGTTATCTATCCACACCTTTGCACTGACTATCATACGACGGTCAATGACAAAGTATCTCTCTATAGTTGCATCTATCACGTCACCGATTCTGAGATAGCCAAACTCTGCAGGTGCATCTACGTCTACTGTGTACACTGGCAGACTGCTAGACCTGACTTTGTCTGTGGCCACCTTTACTGCAGTGTCTCTGTCATAGATGTAGTCTGCCTCTATAGTTGCAGGTTTCACCCCGTACAGATTTACACTCTTTTTGGCATAGTCTGACACTACGTCGTATGACTCTGTCTGCACATGGGTGACACGACACAGACTGCCGTGTGATTGATCGTGACCTCTTTTTGCATATCGCAGTGTCACGTGATTCACTAGGTCTGCCGTATTTCGTAGTGTTGAGATAGGTGATGTCTGTATGCATTCTTTATCGTCTCCGATTGATATAGATGTGACTGCAGCTACATGTGTCAGACCCCACATCTGATTTAGAATAGGCCGTAGGCCGTGTGGCCCTACCTGCACTGAGATAGGCAGATAGGGTATGATGTTAGCAGATAGCCACTCAAATGCAGTCAGTTCAGGGTCTGTGATGTACCCTGCAAATACATACTGATTCAGAATCACTGATAGATTTGACCACGCATCGTCATCAAAGTCTGTGCCAGACTGGGTCAATGCCCACCGACAGACATCACCACCCCGTGTCAGGTCACCTGACCCGTATCTGTTAGGTAGGCCACCTGCATTCATGTATACCCACCACTCACGTGAATCACCTGACCCCCCATAGTTAGGGATAGCCACATTGTCAGATGTATTCAGACTGATGTATGAATAGACATTGCCTCTGCCGTCATCATCTACCTGTATGTTTTTTGTGACACTGTTGTAATTATCATCTTGTATCGTTGCAGTCGTAGCCTCTACAGGGTGACCTGCTATCATAAAACGTGCATCATGATTATCATATTCTGAGTAGCAGTAGGCAGGTGTAGCAAATAGATTTTTTTCTGTACCCTCTGTCTGCCGTACCTTGTACCCTGCCTGACCTATCACGACTGGGTACGGTTTACCGTCTGCAGTCTCTATGTGTCGTGTACTAAATCTGTCATCTATATACTTATTACCATCTAGTATCAGTTTGTCTGATTCATAGGGGGGTGATTCTATACTGAATGATACAAAGTCGTCAAGGTCGTCAGGGTCACCTATGGTAGGTTCCTGTATTTTACCTCTGTACAGTACCACCCTCTGACTGTAGGTCTGCTGCACCTCATCACCTTTGATGAGTACATAGAAAAACGATGCAGATACACCCTCGAGGGACTGACCCTGTGACCAGAGCTGCAATACATTGCAGTCCTGCATCACTAGGCCCATCATCACTATATTTGCCTCTATGTCCTTTGACAGTATCTCTGCAGATTCTGTGTAGTCAAAGTCACGTACAGTAGGCAGGTATTCATACACTGACCCGTCATCTGCCTGCAGGGTGATGTACTCTGTACTGTATCTGTGCATTTTTCCTGCAAACTGAAACTCTACACAGAATACAGGCCGTGACCCCATTAACTGACTACGGGTGAATATATCCGACATTTATCTGACCTCACGTAGTATGACTGTAGACACTCTAAATACCTCACCACTGTTGTCAGACAGACCCTCATCACCTATGACGTGTTCTATCTGCATGTCTGTGCCTAGTGTGCATAGCATGTGTTCATGATACCGATTCAGGGTGATGTGTGAACTAGGTAGTTTTTCCAGTGCAGGCAGATACACGACGGCATCACGTGACCCGTTCACGTACTGTACTAGGCCCATCATAGTAGTAGGTGCATCGCCACGGGCTGCAATAGGTTCACCACTGTATAGACTGTAGTGGTCAGGTGATGCAGGGTCTGCAAATAGTGCAGATGTATCTACCCCGTCTGTCCATGCCACACGCACTGTACGACCGCCCTGACCCCGTCTCTGACTGTATAGAGTACCAGACGGCATCTCTGATTCTATGACATTCGCCTCAAATGCAATAGTTCTACCTCTGCCGTACTGGGGTGATGTGATGACGACTGACCCCATGACTGCAGTGCCTATCTCAAATCTGCCCTGTGCAGTTTTCTGTGATGAGATAGCAATACGGATACCTGCATACTGATTCTGATTCAGTACCACCGTGCAGGCAGACGGTATCAGATAGGCCGTGCCTGATGTGGGGTCTGTAGATTTGACCCCTGCTAGTGCCAGATATGCACGTTTTGATGACGTTGCAGCTAGTACACCTGAGCCTGATGATTCTATTCTACGTTGCACCGTCGTGCCTGCACCGTCGTCAAGTAGGATAGACCACCCTGCGCATTCATTCAGATGCAGATACACACCTGATGCATCTGTACATGTCACTGCTGCACCTACACGGGTGAATGTCCACCCTGCAGACCCGTTGACTGTGTTGTACACCGTTGCCACCTTTGACCACGCACCACCTGTATGCACCTCTACACTGAACTCTTTAAAGTTTATACCAGTCAGATAAATACCTGTAGCCTGTGTCTGTATGTGACTGTCTGCCGTACCCTGTAGGGTCGTATTCATCATGAATGCAATAGACTGAGTAGGTACACTGTCTGCATCTGCATCTGCTACTGTGTCAGATTTCCACCCCACCTGTGGACTGGGTGATACTGAATGTAGTACACGGGCCACCGGTGACCCGTACTGTGGGTCAATCGTGTATGTATCACCCTCACGGGCTGCACCGTCAAGTGTAGACAGTTCTAGGCCGTCTTTGATAGTCGTGAAAAATCCACGGCCTGCATACTGACGTGCGTTGATGTCCTGTGGTCGCCATTCAATGCCGTTGCCTGTGGTGACACCATATGAGAAAAAGTGATAGTCTGCCCGTACTGTAGCAGTGTGTGCAGTAGGCATGCCCCAGTACACCTGCTGCGTCGTATTTGTATCTGTACTCAGACGGCCTGTCAGTTCTACATACTGTAGAGGTGACCCTGCAGGTGCATAGTTTACGTAGACATCGCCTGATGTGTTGTCTAGGTACATCAGAATCTGTACCCCGTCTGGCAGACTGAGGCCTGTGGCAGATGCTATAGGTGTAGTGTATCCTGCATGAACGTCATACACGTGTATTCTGTTAGCCCCTACCACTACCTCTACGTGATATGTGTCTGTACTGGTCTGTGTCTGAATCTGCACACCGAACGCAGTACCACGGGTGACAGACCCACCTGATACATTTGTGATTTTTGTATGTACTATCGCCCCGTTATCTTTTTGGGTGATAGTGTTGTAGTACTTGACTGATTCTGTGGCATCACAGGTCAGACTGATGTGATCACCACCTAGGGCCTCTACAGGTGTACCTGTGACTGTACGTGTCCAGATACCACCCTGTGCAGGTAGGTCTGCAGCGACCCAGTCACGTATATTGTACCCCCACTGTGCATCTGTAGGGTATGCCTGCAGTCTGGGGTACTGTTGAGTAGACCACACACCTAGACTGACGACTATCAGACTGTCTGCCAGTGTATTTGTACCTTTATTATTCCAGTTGCAGAATAGCAGCTGTTCACCCTGTCCTGCACACGTCTGCAGATTGATGATGCCTGCACCTGCAGCCCCGTATGAAAATACCTTTGTATTTGAAAATGCAAACTCATCACCCCAGTTATTCCACTTTGATGCATAGTCCTCTACACCGATACCTGCTAGGTCACTGTATGCACCGTGAATGATGTTACCTGTGTAGGTTGCATGGTATTTCCCTGCATACAGGTACAGTCTGCCGTCTGTGTCTTTATGCATGCAGATGTCACCACCGACTAGACGATTACCTGACCCTGCACACAGTGATGCAGATAGAGTGTCTGCAGGTATGATGCCTAGCACATCGAATACACTATCATAGGCATTTGATATACGGGTGAAATCAATACTATCAGTAGATGATATGTATGCAATGATGAATACCCCGTTATGTTCTACCACCTGTGGCAGATAAAAGTGTGACCCGTCTGATGCCTCTGCCTGATCTATGTAGTCATATGTCAGACCACCGTTTGACGATGCGTACTGTGTGATTCTACTACCGAATGATACACTATTGTCATGCAGATACAGACCTGCAATGAGTAGTACCTGATGTGTACTGGCAGATAGTTGCAACGGTTGCAAGTCGTACCCCGTTGCCCCTGCACCTATTGCACCGTCTACATCTATGTCCTCTGGTAGCGCACGACTAGATACCAGTTCAAAGGTCTGACCGTCATCTACTGATCTGTGTATGTGTATATTCGCTACACGTTTAACAGGGTCAATCACCCAGACGGCACAGAGTACAGAGGCATCAGGCATCTGACACAGTGTGGGGTATCTCTTATTGCCTACTAGACTACTGTTATCCTGTTCATCTATCAGAATACTACTGTACGTACCGTCTACAGTGATTCTACCTACACGTGCCTGATTGATTGTCAGTGTACTGTATTCATTTGCCACTAGAACTGTACCAGATGTCAGGCGCAGTGATTTACGTGGTATATATTTAGTATTTGTAGACTGGGCCTGTAGCATACGTATGTCTGTGATTTTGTTAGGTGTCTCTGCACCGTAGTGCAATGCATCACCCTCATATTTCCACACGTACCCTGCAGTGTCTGTCACGTGTCCTGCACGGGCAGTCACTACCTCTACTGACTGTGTCTGTGTACCACGGGTGACCAGTTGCAGAGTAGGTGTACTGTCTGATTCAGGTATGCCTGCATATTCACCATTCTGTGTCACGACTGATTCACTATGCCAGTAGTGGTCAGACGTGAATCTGAACGGTGCAATGAAACCACGTAGATGATTTGGTGTGATGTCTGCCATGTCTAGTATGCCCCTGACCCTACTCTACGTGGGGTCTGTCGTGCTATTGCACGGTTATATCTGTCGATGTGCTTAAAGGGTTGAATGAATAGAGGTTGCATCATCCCCAGTCTTAGCATCTGTAGCCGTCTGATACCCTCTGCACCACCTAGTGAGGCGACTGTAGAACGGTCTAGAACTGCCTCACCACTCAGTAGATTTGCCTGCACTACATCAGGCCCACCGTCTGACGTACCTACCATACCCCCTACGTCAAACTTTGGTGCAGGTTGTGCTATGACAGTCGCTGCCTGTGCTGCACCTGCTGCAGTCACTGCTGCAATAGTTGCACCACGTACCACAGGTGGCAGTACTAGGGCCTGTGCTATAGCCTTTGCCGTATCGAATGCAATAGAGGCTAGTGCAGATGCCTGATTGATTTTGAACTCTTTTAATTTGTATTCTTGTACCTGCTCTGCATAGCCTGCCTCAATAGATGCACGACGTGATGCAGCTTGTTCTGCACTGATGACACCTTTTTTCACCATGTCATCAATAGATTTCAGTTCTGCATCTGCTTTATTTCGCAGTTCATCTATCTGACGTTGATTGACTGCAGATATGGCATCAGAGATAGCATTAACTGTATTGACGATAGTGTGACCTAAATCTGCAGTGGTGTTGATGTTATTCTGTATCTCTGTGATAGCCTCAGTCTGTGCATCTATCTGTGCCTGTTTTTCTGCATCAATCTGCTCTAGACGGTCACGGTGCATCTCATCTACTAGGGCCTGCATCTCTGATAGTTCTGCTTTACGGTTTTTAGCCTCTGTAGCCTCTAGATTTGCCAGTTCATCTGCCAGTATCAGTAGTTGTGTCTGTTCCTGTACAGACAGTTCACGGGCCTGTGCTGCATCTATGAGTGAATCTATCTCTAGTTGTGTACTGTTTATCTGTGCATCAATCGCCTGACCTAGTTCTTTGATAGCATTGACCTGTTTCTGATACTCTGGGGTCAGTCTATCTGCTACCTGTTGTTCTAGTTCTACATTCTTCAATATACTGTCATTGATGAACTCACCTATCTGATCTACTGCATCTGCCACCTGTGCAGATGCCTGTGATAGTTCCTGCATCGCCTGTGTAGCAGACTGTGTGGCCGTGGCCGTCTGATTCATGACTGCAGGTGCAGTAGATGCAGCAGATAGACGGTTGAACTCATCTACACGGTCTGATGCACGTTCGAACATGTTAGACATATTCTCTAGGGCCTGTGCCTGTTCACGGCCTGCATCATTTATGATGATTTGCGCCCGTTCTACATCGCCTGTCATAGCCATGTACCCTGCCTGCGCTAGTATAAATGCATTTTCAAAGGACTGACCCACGACTGCAAGTGTGTCACGTGTGAGTGACCCCATGTAGACGACGGCCTGTGTGACCAGTTCTATAGATGCGTTCAGACTGCCAGTGCCTGCCACTGATTCTACGACCCGTGCCAGTTCACCTGTAGCGACTGTCGTGAACTCTGCTATTTTACGTTGAAACGTACCCATAGCATTCACGGCATCATCACCGACACTGATACCGAACTCTGTAGCCAAATCTGTCATAGCCTGCAGATTATCTAGCGCACCTGACTGAATCAGGCCTGCACCACCCCCCTCACCTAGTAGTTTCAGGGCTATTGCATTCCGTTCTGTGGTATTTTCCATAGCCTGCAGTGCTTTGATAGTGTCATTGAATACATCGTTACTACTGCGCATCGCACCTGATGCATCATTGACCTGTACACCTAACTGGTCGAATATGGCTACCATAGATGCAGAGCCTGCAGATGCGTCTGCTATCCTGACTTGAAACTGATTTAGTCCACCCTCTAGGGTACTGAATGCCAGACCTGACCCCTCTGCTGCCAGACGTAGACCTGCCAGTGTCTCTACTGCTATACCTGTCTTAGTCGATGCGTCTACCAGTTCATTTGTCAGGTCTGCCATGTGCTGCCCGAATGCCACGGCCACTGCACCTGTGGCAGCGACTGCAGCACCGACAGCTGCAAAGGATTTGCCCATAGATTTCATCTTGCCTGATATAGACTTTGATGTTTTCTCTGCAGACTTTTCCATGTCCTTAAAGTTTTTATCTAGTTCATCTGCTGCCTTTTTTGCCTGTGCATCTGTGATGTCAGGTATCTTTTTCAGATTCTTTTCTAGATTCTGTGTCGATGCATTGAAACTGATGTTTACGGACTTGTTAACGTCTGCCATGATATACCTCTGATAGTATACACCATATCACAATGAGTACAATACAGGTGAATACACACCATGAATAGACCCTATCTCTGACACCATTGACAAAGTCTGTCATCACATACCTCTGATACGTTTTACAGTCAGGTCTGCAATACGTTTTAGAACTGTGTCTACACTACGTCTAGCAGGTGACCACAGGACTGCATCTGCAAGCCGTCTACCCTCACGTAGATTCGTATCAGATGTACGACCGATTTTGATAGCCCATGCGTATTCTGCAGTGTTCTCTACAAATGCCTCAATAGTGTACGGGGGTCTGATTCTGATGCCTGTCTGATGCATGAACTTAGAACCCCTAGAACGGCCAAACTTTTTCTGACGTACTAGCCACTGTTTTTCACTGTTCTCTGCCAGTTTCTCTGTCGTGTCCTCTAGAACCTTGACTATGATAGGGTCTGCCTCACGTACTATCTGTAAAAACATGTCTCTGTCTGTGCCTGTTATCTCTACAGAGCCTCTACCTTTACCATATCTGACGACTTTACTGGGCATTCTTTTTCCATTGATTGATTCTGTCTATTTTGGCCTGTTGATTTTTTCTGTCTGCATCTTTTTGTGATTCATGACACATCATGTAGTCTACGTACAGACGTGCCTGCATATCAGTGGTCAGACTTGAATACCAGTCAGGGTCACGGCCCCAAAATCGACAGATAGCAAACCCCTGCCGTTCTAGTCGCCCTGCTCTGGTAGTTCTGTAAAATTTTCTGTTTCATCTACCTCATCTGCACTGGGCAGTGCTGCAGCCATGACTGTAATACAAGTCATTCCACATTCTAGAATCTGACCGACTGGCACACCTGCACCTAGTAGTGTATCTAGACATTTTGACCCGTAGTCTGCAGTGTTGACTAGGTGTCTCTGTTTTGGCAGACGTGCATCATCTGCACAGAGACAGATAGCCATAGCACACAGACGGCCCATCGCTGCCCGTGACTGATTATCTGACCACTGTGAGACGATGTCAAAACATGTAGATAGTGCAGGTGTACTGCATTCTAGTGTACCTAGGTTCTGTAGATTGATTTGCATATTGACCCCCTTAAGTCATGCAATGTTATATCTGTTAGGCCTGTGCATATACTACACCTGCGTAGCATTCACCTGAGATTGAAATAGTATTTCCGTCTGCTGCCTCTGACAGTCCTGTGACCTCTAGTAGACACTTTGAGTAGGTAGCCGTGTATACTTTACCTGAACCGACTGCAGAGGTGTCACATTCAAATACGACAGTCTGTAGAAACTGTTCAAACCCGTCACCACCTGTAGAGGTTAACGGTGCGCCACCATGAAAACCACGGTTATAGATTCTGTCCATGATGTTATCGGCAGTGCCGTCTGTCAGACTGCGCATGTGAACACTGAATGAAAATGTAATTACTGGGTCGTCACCTTTACGTAGACCTACGATAGCACCACGGTCACGGATTACGACACGGTCTGCAAGTGGTTCAGATGCACTGAAATCACCTACCTCAAATGTCACCTCATATGATGATGCTGCCCCGTCTGTTAATGTGATTTTGCCGTCACGACGTGTACCGACTACTGTTGAATCTGCCATGATATACCTCTATGTGTTGAGTTGTATGTAGTGTAAAACTGTGAATGATAGTGTCAGTGTACACCATTCACCTGAGTCTGACAGTTCATTGTCTAAACCTCTGAACCTTATCTGTAGACTGTCGTGTAGTGGTGTACTGCGATTTGTGATTTTTTCAATGACATCACCTGCAGCTGCTAGTGCATCGTCATATGATTCTATCTGGTCTTTAGGCCGTATTCTGAATGCAAATCTACACAGTACCTCAGTATCTGTCATGATACCCTGCGCCCTGCGTTGTCTGTCATCATCACGTGAACCGACTGCACCGATACCGATACTAAACCTTTTATGGGCTACAGTATTGGGTGACCTGCCGTATCCGTCATACGGGTTTCTAGATTCTTCAAACCCAGTCAGTGAACTGACTGCATCTGCAAATCTTTGTCTGATAGTAGATAGAGATACTGCAGACATGATTAGTACCTACGATACCAGACAGGGGGTGCAGATGTGTAGATGACACCTAGTGCAGACCGTCTACGGGTTTCGTCATCTGCTCTGCCATCCTGATTCATGTCATAGGTGAACTTTAATCTTTTAAAGTCGAACTCAAACTGTTTCCTGTGTTCACGTGCTAGGTCTAGATAGCGACCCTCACCTAGACCTGAACTGTCCATATCTTTAAAGATGAGATAGAATGTCAGATTTTTATGTGCTGCACGTAGAGACTGGGGTGACATGATTAGATACTCAATGTTACCCATATCCCGTACACGTTGAATCAGTTGTACCCATGCCTCATCTATGTAGGTCTGATATGTAGACCCCAGACTAGACGGCCTGATAGATGCTAGGTCACTGTATTCTGCCTCTAGGTCTAGGTCACTGATGACAGGATATAGCGCACTGAGACAGATAGCAGACGGTTTTTTGAATGTGTGTGTCACACCGTCTATGATTAGTTCCCAGTACTGCATATACCCGTCTGACAGACGTAGAGTGTCAGGCAGTTCATTTGCACCTATATTGTATGTAGCCACATTCGCAACGACTGACACTGCAGTACGTGCGATGACATCATTACCCTCTGGGTCAGTCAATCGAAAATATGCAGACGTAGGTGACTGCAGGGCATTGTCTCTGTACACTGGTAGGTCTACAGTACATGCCCTACTACGTTCTAATACGTCATGTATTCTGATTCTAGGACTATAAATGCGTTCAGTGGCCACGTGTCACCTATTACAAGTTAGATACATTGATGATAGGATACCACGCAGTGTCATCACATACAAGTACGGCCACATCACCTGCTGCAAGGGTGACGATAGTAGAAGCTGCAGTATCTTTGACTACTAGATTATTTGTAGCCCCTGCATTCTGAATACAATAGACACGACCGTTCTGCTCTGCAGGCAGGGTCACGTCTCTGTCTGCTGCCTGACCGTCAATCATCTGAAATAGACTGTCTTTATCTGCTAGGTCAATGTTACCATCAATAGTACGATTCTCTACACCCCCTGCAAGTAGTACAGGCCGTGGGATTTTAAAGAATGGTTTGCCGTTGTATGCCATGTGTCACCTCTATGTGTGGTTAGTTAGATTTTTTTTGGTCGATGCGCTGCGCACGTTTCACGACATCTGCACGTACTGCCTCACGTGATACGTCACGGCCTGCCTGTCTGGCCTCACGGTACAGTTTTTCTGAGACACGGTCTACCTGTTCTTTGCTAGGCATTTTTGCCCCCTTTTTTCTGTCGTGTTTTTGTCTGTGTATCTGCAGGGTCTACTGGGTTGTGAATCGCCTTGTATGCATCATGCATCTGTTGTTTGAGTGCATACAGTTCATCTAGTTCAGTTTTGACCTCTGGTATGTGTTGAAACTTTAATTTTCTATCAATCTTTCTATCCAATAGAGACACCTTTGACTGAATCACCTCTATCTCAGGTGGACTGATAACACCTGTCTCTACTAGGGATAGTCGCCATTCATTGTACGCATCTGTGTCTGTATTCCAGTAGATTTTACTACCTATCTGTTTTGGTACATCCCATTTCATACGGTAGTGATAGCCCCCGTACTTTGTCTCATATCGTGCGATGTATCCGAAATCACGTGGTATGACAGTCTGTCCTGATTCCATGATTTTCATACGGGCTACTGTACTGTCTGGCCCCTGTTGTGTGTCCTCTACACCGTTCACCCCTGCGATTTCATGTAGTTGACCGAACTGAGGTAACCAGACCCATGTACCCTGCATCTGTACAAGTTCCCATGAAAACGGTGAATGTAGCAGATAAAACGGTGCATTCGGCATCACGTTCAGTAGTGGTGCAGTCTGTTGTCTAGTTCCTGTCCATGCAGTAGGTGTGAATGTCGTACTCATATCATTTTTTCCCTTTGTTATGATGTGTGTGTGTTGTGTGTTGTGTGACTACACACCGTGACCCCGTAGGGCCACGGGTGCAGGGTGCAGAGTACAAAGGGATAAACCCCAGACCACTACACCCGTGAAACCTGTTAGGCATCAGTCACGATTTTGACAATGCGTGCATCTTCGGTGATAGCAGCACCACAGTACAAGTGACCCATTACCTCTGTCAAGCCCATAGATTCGTCACGTTGGAATGCGACTACTACAGGTGTACC